GAAATTTCATAACATCACCCCCCCCCCCCCCAACTCAATCATAACACATTTCTGAAAATTAAACGGGGACTTTTTCTCACGCGCGAGTGGGGGCGCGGTCTCTCGCGCGGGCTTTCAAACTTTTGACCCTCCCCCTACCCCAGGGGGTATCTGCGCCGATCCTCAGCCGTCTTGATCATATGGCATCGATGACATAGCGACCGCAAATTGCTTAGCGTCAACCGCAGATCCCACCGCACCCGAATCGGTATGATATGGTCAACTTCGGTTGCCGGTGTGATTTTCTGCTCTTTCAAACAGTCTCGGCACAACCCGTGGTCGATCATCAATCGCTGCTGTCGTAGCCGACGCCAGGCGACGGACTTGTAGAAGGCCGCGGCCTGCTTGTCGCGCTGGTGTTCATCGTAGTATCGATGCCGCTCGCGTTCCTTCTCTTCTTGCAGATGTTGATGGTCTTCACAATATCGACCGGTTGTAAGATTGTGGCATCCGGACCGATTGCACGGGCGCTTCGGTTTAATCGGCATATCGATCACCCAGCGCAATCCGATCTCCGTGCCGCTTTGCCCAGCGTATGGCTTCCGGCAGATCACCGACATGTCGGCCGTAGCACGTATGCAGAATCACGACGCTGTCTTCTCGGCTATATCTCCACCACACACCGCCCAGCTGGATGTATGACCGCTTGCGACGATCGGGTTGGTGGATCCAATGCTGCAATTGCCTGGTTAGCTCGTCGCGATCAGTAGGGCCGACACGCTGGATATAGCGCTCATAAGCGTGATTGGTCAAGATGAGTTCCATGACATGTGACAGTCTCCTTTCTGGTTTCATGTACTCTCGGACGCCGCCCCGCACCTATCCGGACTCGGCGGAGGAGGTGAGGGCCGTGACTCACCCGCGAGGCGGCGGACGAAAAAAGAGCTCAACTGATCAGCTGAGCTCTTCAGAGTATTCTTTTTCCACGATACCATTTTAGCATGGCCGAATGTGCAAAATCCGCCATCTTTCCGCCACTTTCAATTCCACCCGAGGATTTCTGCAATTTGAGAAATGATTTGACTCCTCCATCTGCTGTACGTCCGGTCGCTGATTCCAAGCTCTTGGCAGATCCCGACAGCTGTCAACCTTTGCGGATGGGTCCAATATTTCAACCGGACAAATTCACGTTTTGGATCTGGCAGCCTGGCGTAAACCTCGTCGATCGCATCCACAACCCGTTCCAAGTGATGCAGCCTGGTGTGACTTACCAACGCAATCGCCTTCTTGGCCGTCGGGTCCCCCGGACGCCGAACCGAATTTTTTCCCTTCACGATGTTCACGTCTTCAGGTCGTTCATCAAACGGGTACAAGATTTCCTCCCGCAGCCGGGTGATCTCTTTTTTCCGGAACGGATACGCGTACAGTTCGGCTTCGACGTGCCGGAACACGTCCCTCTTGATTTTGGCTTCAACCTGTTTCGTTGCCGTCGTCAATCTCTCACCCCCACGGTGTCAAATGTCGTATGCGCTCGTATATAGTCCGTCTCCATCGCCCATCCATCCGATAGTACCGAACCGTCTCCGCCCGGATCGCCTCATGATGCCCACGACACACCGGCACCAGCGCCCATGTGTGAGTGGCAGGCTGGCGGCAGGATGGATGTTGACAATTACTCAAAACTCACACCTCCCCGATCGGCAATCCTGCCCGTACACCTGCGCCTCATCGCTCACCGGCGCCACCGTCACCCGCACCACCTGACACATCCCGATCCTCGGACACGGGCCCAGCTCGCACATCTGCGACAGGCATCGGATGCGGCCGTCCTCGATCCATGCGCGGGATTTGTATTCAGTCATGGGCAGCCTCCAGCAGATGTGGATGTTCGAATATGTTGCCGATGACTTCGCACTGGTCAGAATCAATATCCTCTGCTCCCAATTGTTCCTCCGTGCACTCAAACACAAATCTGGCTGTTTCTTGATTCAACTTCACTGCAAAGTCGACCATATCATCGAAAGAGAAACGAACACGTACAAAGTCCCCTTCGTAAATCTCCCGCCCGTTCTTGTCCCGCAGGCCGGTGTATTGACCGACGGTTGCGGGATCGACTTCAATGATGGCGTTGCCTATAAAATCTCCAACAACTTCTCGATACCAGATGCAATGTCGCGGTATTGAGTGTTGTTCATCGAGCAGATAGAATCCATACACCCATTCGCCGTTGTCTTTACGCTTTCCGCGATATTGACGCATGGTTCAGACTCCTTTCATCACTTCTTTGACTACTTCAGCCACCAGCTCCACGCCCGGGCCGCAATGCTCGCAGTACGTCTGGTTGTCCTCGGTGATCCGCCCCGGGCGGCCGCACTCCCAGCATACCAGCACATGTTTCGCGCTCATGACTCGCTCAGCTCCTCCCTCGCTAATTCTGCCAGCATCGCCCGTCGCTCCACCGGCGGCGCCTGCCTGAGTATCTCCCGGATCGCCTCGATCCGCTCCCGGTACGTCGCCCGCCGCGGTGGCTGCACGGCTGTGATCGCCACGCCGGTCTCGCTGCTGACGCGGCGGCTGTAGCGGATCATCCTGTGCGGCTTTATCATCGTTCCGGCTCCTTTCCGGGTTTGTCCCTTCGCGTCCCCTCATGTCCCGTCGCTATTTTTCCGAAGGGACAACCAGAACCCGCGTCACTGCTGGACTTTCACTGTTTTGTCCCTTCGTCCCGTCATTTTGTGCAATTTCTTTTACATGTGCGCACGTGTGTGTACGCGTACGCGCGTATATAAGAATAGAGAGATAGAAGGGACGAGGGGACAAAATCCCAACTTCCCTAGAGCCACAAGGGCTGAAGCTTGTCCCGTCATTTGTCCCTTCGCAAAATCCCGACGGGACACGACGGGACAAACGTCCCTTCGCCCCTTCATTTTTCCGAAATTTTTTCCGATTCTTGATGGGACGACGGGACAAAGTAGCGGCACTTTCGACCAGTCTTCGGATCTCGTTGCTGTTTTGAAATCCCAAAACCGAATTCCCTTTGAATGTCGATCGTGAACGTCTGCTGCCTCGGGATGTTCTCCACGCCCTCTGACTCGCACCAGGTCTTAAACTCGGCGTAAATCTCGCCAGTGTGCTTCGAGAGCAAACACTCCTCGGTGATGTCATTCTCCGAGAGCCAGGTCAGCGCGTGCGAGCTTTGAACCTTATACGTCCGGATCGCCTTCTCGACTTTCTCTGACTTCGTAAACCCTTTCTTGAGCAACCGGCGCAGCCCCCGGATCGCCATATTCAGCAGGTAGCTGCGCGCCTCCTCGGAAACGACTTTCTGGGAGATGTCCGGATCATAGTCCGGGTCCGTATTCGAGAATTTCGCATCCAGCGGCATCAGGATCAGGCGCCGGTAAAATCCGAACGACTTGTCATTGACCGGCGGCATCTTATTCGTCGTGAAGATGAGCGTCGCGTAATTCTTCAGGATGAAGGGATCTTTGTTCTTGCGCTCGACCGTGATCCGCTCCCCAGACGAGATGCTCTTCAGCCGACTGGAATCTTTGATTGTCGTGGCCGGAATGTCGTCGCCCAGGTTGACCAGCTTGTTTTCCAATTCCGCAGGCCGGAAGGTCGTCTCCAGATCCTGCAGCGATAGGGTCGAATAGTTCCCCTCGCCGATAAATGCACAGATCATCCGCAGGAGAGTCGATTTCCCGTTATTACCGTCGCCGAACATGATGAAGATCTTTTGCATGCGGCAATTTTTGATGAGACAATACCCGAGCATTTCCTCAAACAGTTTGAAGAGCTGATAATCCCCACAGAATACGCGCATGAGCATTCGGTCGATCGGCTCATAATAGGCAGCCGGGTTATATACGGCGTTGAGCTGCTGGAAATCGTACGCCTCCGGCGTGTGAGGTGAGAGCTGCCCCGTAAGTAAATCCAGCCGGCCGTTTTTGACGTTAATGACGTATTCCTCGACTGGCGGATCGTCAATGTGCCGCTGGATGGTGATGTAGTTCAGCACCTCGTTTTGCTCGCTGCGTTTCGATGTCGGATACTTTTCGATCATCGCTCGCAGGATGTCGTATTCCCCGGGCCGATAATACCCGCCTTGGTATGTGTAGAGCCGCTCGTGCCGGCTGATGATGTGCATCTCGCTGATCAGGATGTCCCCCATGATGTTATGCAGAAACTTTCCTTTCTCTGTAAACCACGGCGCGTCAAGATCGACACCGGGCGCCGGCTGTTCGGTTTCCGGATATGCATCCTCCCGGGTGACCGTTCGCAGCTCATCCTCCGGCAGCGGCTCCCGAAACACGTACTGGTTAATCAACCGCAGCGTCTCCGCGGCCTCCGCGTGCGTGTATCCGCGGCTGGCGAGCAGGATTTGATACTCGAACAGCGCCTGATTCCGGCCGTCGCCCTCACCCATCTCGTAAAATTTCCATTTGAATTGCTTCAAAGGACGCAACCAGCGCGGCAATTCGTCCAGCTCGTCCCAGTCGAAATCCGTGAGCCACTCCCGCCATTCGCCGGCAAGCTTCACGCACACCTGCGACTGCTTCCCCCAGCTGCGGTAATCCGCCACCAGCCCGATCCCGGTTGTCGTCTTGACGCTGTTTTTGACCGGCTCGCTTGTGGCGAACCAGAAGTGCCGTCCCCGGGTGGTCCGCATGATCTGGCATTTGATACCCTCGGTCATGACCAGCCGGGTCAGCTTCTCGGCTTGCTCGGCGTCGTCGATGTCTACGGCGACGTAGGGCTCGGGGATGGGAAGACCAACGTTCGGCCAGGCGGCGAGTTTCTCGACCGGATAGGTGTCCCAGCTGACCGGCGCCTTGTCCTCGCGGAGCTTCAGAAACCCATCGAATCGATCGAGGACAGCAGGTTTTTCAGTTCGTCCAGACTCGTGAGCCATACGCCGATTCCCCCGCTTTCGCGAATTTCACGTAGATGCTTTTGTTGAAGAGGGGTCGGAGTATCCCCCGGCCCCTTCTTCAGCTCGACGCCCACAAACCGGCCCTTATAGCAGATATAAATGTCCGGCCGCCCGCGGCGCTCGAAGGCGTTCCCGTGAGCCACGACATGATAAATGCCGCGTCCCTCAAGATATTCCACACAAGCGTCCTGCAGCTCTTTCTCTCTCATTTCCCCGCAGCCTTCCGGGCGCGCATTTCAGCGAGGATCTCGGCGGCCGTTTTCTTCTTCGGCGGCTCTCCGGCCGGCGACGCGGCGCCCGCGGATCCGGCAGTTTTGCTGCCGCCAGTGGACTTTTTCACTTCGAACGGCTCGCCGGGACCGATCCACTTCTTGACGTTGGCGAACGTGCCGCCCTTGGACCCTTCCGAATGTGCAATTTCCACGCGGACGAACTTTCCAATCAGATCAGCGGTATCGACTTCGTCGATCGTCTCATCGCCCAGCGCCGCCCGACACATGCGAGAGTAGACGAAGTCGGCGGTGTCGTTTGGTGTGCCGTCGGCGTTCACGAAATTGAAGTTAACGCGTGCCGTGCGGCCGGCGGCGTCTTCGATCGTGACGACGATCTTGTCAAACTTTTCATAGTCCGTTTCGTCGATCTCCTTGATCCGGACGACTTGCTCCCCTGCCGGAATCGGCTGGAATCCACCTTCGACCAGTTTGCGCTTCATACAGCATCGCTCCTTTTGATTGTGATTTTGGTTGTGAACCCGCTTTTGCGGTATTTCTCATAGAGACCGTCTGCCTTCAGGCGGTCAGTGTCGATACCGCTTGCCGCGGCTTTGGAGACTTCGAACAGGTACCGGGTACCGGCTGCCTGAATCTTCTTGTCGCTTTCCTTCATCCGCGCTTCCAGCTCCGCCTTGAGCTGGTCCTTGAGCTGCTTCAGCTGTTTCTCGGTCTCGGCGATTTGCTCGTTCGCTGCATCCACTTGCTGCTGCAGCGGCTCGATCCGCCGGATGAGCTCCGTGACGATGTCCCCTTCCTCGCCGGCGGCCGGCTGCGGGACATGAACCGTAGTGAGCGTCTGGACGATCTCCCGGTCCTTCTTGTCATCCCAGGACGGGCTCACAAGACCGTTGATGTGTCGCTCGTACCATTCCAGCGCCCGGTCGAGGTGCGCGACGAAGTTCGGGTACTCCGTAGCGACGCTGTACTTCTTGACGATCGTGTTCTCCGGCGTCGGCTCGAAGCGCTCCGGCGCCTCGTAGTCCTTTTCGGTGAGGATCGTCAGCACCATGCGGAACTCGTCGAGACCGGACAGGTACGCATACAGCGCACCCTGCAACTTGTAGTATTCCGGCGGGTTGAGCTGCCCGCCTTTGTACCAGTCCTCGACGCGCTTCGTTGTCTTCAGCTCCCAGATCGCCGTCGGCGTCCGCGCGTCCCACAGGCCACCAAAGATGGGCTCGTCCGGGAAGTGGTCCCACTCATAGCGCTTCTGCCCGCCGAAGTATTGCGCCGGCGTCTGGAGCTTGCCGAACGCGTACCGCCGGTTCAGGTACTCGATGACCTTCGGTTCGATCACCTTTCCGGCGGCCGTGTAGATCGTCTCCTCAAACGGCTTTTTGAATACCCCGGTCATGTCGCACCAAACTTCGAATTCGGTCGACCACGGGGAGAGCCCCAGAATCGGGGCCAACCTCGTCCCGGTGATCTTCTTGATGCGCTTCGGCTTCTCCGACAGCGTGATCGTTTTGGTTTTGAGATCGATATTCACGCGGGTTCCTCCTTACGCCGGCACCAGTTCGGTGATCGCATCGAGCAGTTGTTCGGCGTCCGCTTTGGTGAGCTCGCCCTGGAGGGCCTCGGTGAATCCGGCGATGACTTCATCCTCCACTCCGGCTTCCTGGAGCGCTTCGATGCCGAGCGCGATCGCCTCCAGCTGCTCCTCTGTGGCCGGCTCGTTCTGATTGGTGATCGTCTCGCGAATCTCTTCTCGACGTTCCGGCGGAACGTATGCAGGTTTCACGTTCCGCATTTCTTCCTCATCACTTTCCGGATCATTACCTTCGGCGACCAAGAAGTTGTTGGCGAGGAAGTATTTAATCGCGCCAGTGTATGCCTTATAGAGACCCTTGTCTCCCATGTCGGCTCCGGTACCGAACGCCGGATAGACTTCCTCCTCGCCTGTTTCGCGGTCGATGATTTTGAATTCGAATTTGGCGATCATCATGTTCATCTTGTCGCTGATGGCCGGAATGAATTGATATTCGAGCATCGAACTCTTGAAATCGAGCCCGGCGGCCGCGAGTGCCGCTTTGAAATTGTTCTTGTATTGCTTCTCCGTGATGTACTCATAGGATTGGTGACGGTTTTTGCCGTCTTTCTCCCAGGCGAAGCTGTTCATCACCTCCCGAAGTTTCATGAGCTTCGCAGCGAGTCCTTGCGGTGCTTGTATGGTTTCGGTTTTTGCGGTTTTAGCCATGTCTTTTTTCTTCCTTTCCTTCTTTGGTTTTTCGGGCTTGATGCCCAGGTAATCATTGATGCGCTTGCGCGCGAGATCGATGTAGAACTGTTTATCGATCGAATTGATTGGCGGATAACCCCGGTTGCAAACGATACAATGTTCAGGCAGATCGGCAATTTTGTCTCGACGTTCTTTCTCACTCGAGGCTTTGGGTAATTTGACCTTATAGAGCGTACCGAACGTTTTATTTGGGGAGGCAAAAACCCGATTTACGTTCTGGACTTCCCGCTCATGCGGAGAACCCTTCCAAATGACCTTGTCGTAGGTGGAGCCGGCCTTGCAGACGATCTGGAACTGCTCCATGTCGTCGCAGGCATTGATCGTCTCTTCCGGCGGCACGCCGTTCAGCAGGTATTCGACAATCGCTTTGGCAACGATCTTCATGCTGTTCTGGCGCCAGCGCGGGGCGTCGAGGACGGCGAGATAGGGGCCCTTCACCTTCACATCGCCGCCGGTTGTGCGAAGGACGTAATTGTTGACGTCCTTCTGGACGATTTTCTCGACGTCCGTTGCTTCCATCCCGAAACCCGTCCGCCGGCTCCATTCGTCGATTACGGCGTCGATTTCTGCCTCGTGCTTGGTATCGTAGGAGATGATGAGCCCGTCCGTATTAGATTGGATGAGCCGAAATGTTGGCACGTCCTCCAGCTTCTCGATTAGGTCGATCAGGTAAAGTTGACCGGACACGCAGACCGCCAGCGCCTGCCGCGGATCATACAGCTTGTTGTACTGATTGTTCATCGCGCCGTAAGTAGTATTGAGGACCAATTTCAGCGCGTCCGCGGTTACCTTGTCACCAGCTTTCTTCGCCGCCAACCGCCGCTCATAGACCCGCTTGAACTCGTCCGGGTCCGGGACGTTACGGCTCATGTAGCCGTTCACGATCATGAGCGAGGGATAATAGCTGGTGACGTCCCGGCTGGAAATCCGTCTCGTTTCGGTCCGCTCCTCCCGGTAGCATTCACGAGCGCCGTGCAGCCCGCCCCAGGCGACCGTGTGCGGCACGCCGGCAATCTCGATGTTGAGCTTTCGTTTGCGCTCCGGATCGACGTCGGCGAAAAATTCGATGACTTCCGGGTATTTCGTGATGATGAGATTCTCGGGAAACTCATATACGTCTCGGTCTGACCAACCTTCTATCCAGCCTTCTAGCGGCGTTTGGGCGCCCAGGAACTCCGCTGTCAGTTTGGCGTTGGTCAGCCGCAGGCTCTGTGCAGGCGACAGCCCGCACATGGCGCCGACCGTGATCTTCGATTCCAGGTAGCTCTTCCGCTCGTGGTAGAGCCGGATAGCAGCATCCACGTCGTGACAGCAGTAGTCGATAACTTCGCGGAGTTCGTCGTCCGTCAGCGGCCGGTCGAGGTCGAAGCTGACGCGGCTCTCCTCAATGTCCATCCCGAGGTTACCCTCGATCTCCTTCAGCCGGAGCGGCACCGGGATGTCGTCCATCAGGTCGAAATTTGTCCAGGGCGGCCAGGTAACATCCTTGAAATACGAATGGTCCCAGCCTTTCTGTCCGCCGATGATCCAGTCGTTGATTTCCTTGACCTGCTCCGGCGTGGCGCCGGTGTAGATGGCCCGGAGGATCCATTGGTCATAGTGCTTCGTGTTGTAACCGCCGATGATGAGCTCGTCCCGCCCGAGCGCATCCGCCCACCAGCGGAGCGCCGGGGCGTCGTTACGGAGGATCACCCGCTCGCCGCCCTCGACCGGCTGTTTGGCGACGAAGATCCAGTCGTGGGCGAACACTTCACAGTCGTAGATCCAGACGTTCTTGAGTTCCAGAGATCATCACCTCCTTTTCCTCGGAGACACCGTGGCGGCGCGCTTCACGGCAGCTTTGCTCCGGGCGATCTCATCGTCAGTCAGCTTCCGAAGCATTGAGTTTCCACCTCTGCAATCAGCCGGTCAACATACCAGCGCGCTTTTCGCAGATCCTCGGCGCCGTTCTTGCGCGACCAGCGCCACAGATACTTGATCGCGGCACCAGTGTTGTACGCCAGCCCGCCGGTAAGACCTTCCGTTGCTGACTCGATCGCATCGATACACTCAACTTTGCCG